TTGTGGTTTCTCTATCTGTCTTATATTTTACTACTTTAGTTTCCATTTGTCAACGCTTTTCTTTCACTTTATCAAACTTATTTCAATTTTCTTTTTCTTGCTATTCTGCCCTTCATCCGTTATACTAAATACGCTTCAGATAGTCTCATGACAATCTCACTATTAGGTTAGGTTTGAAACAACCTTTGCGCAGCCCGACCTGTCTGCAGCCAGCATAAGTGTATGGCATTATGCAGCTTGCGTGGTTGGCCAGTGCCACGCATGAATGAAGCACAGCTGCGCAGTCAACATTGAAAACTGAACACAGAAAGGAAGAAATGAAAAATGGCAAATCAGAAGAAGCATTATACCCTTGCAGAACGTCTTGCGATGCAGAATACCAACCAGATGGAAGTGGGCAGCGACTATCACATCAAAGCTGTTGACAGTATGATTGAATTCACTGACAGCAAGACAGGTGAAATTCGCAAGGCAGTTATTGTTGAATGCGATGATGGAAAGTATTACCTTCCCAACACGATTGCCAACAGCTATCTGGAAGAGATCGAAACTGATGAAGCTGGCGCGCGTGCTGCTCTGGAAGGTCACACCTTCAAATGCGTACAGTTTAATGCGCGCAGGTATGGCACAAAGGGCAAGACACTGCAGATTGTTTCCTGACACACAAAGCACGCCAGCTGGCGTGCTTCTTTTTATGGTGATTTAAATGTATTGGATTGTTGTTTCTTTTCTGTTTGGTGTATGTGTTGGCATTGTAATTGATGCCAGAATAGGTGATTAAAATGCGATACTATGATGACAGCAGAATCAAAGCTGAAAATGCGCTTTATAATGTCATATTTGGTGGGCGCAGCAATGGCAAAAGCACTGCAGTTTGCAAAAGTTTGATTGATGACCATATGTCTGGAAAGATAAAAGCCTTTGGTCGTGTGCTGCGATACATCACAGACGCACGTGATGATTATATGAATGCGTGGTTTCAATCAGACTATCTGATGAAGTATACCAAAGAGACATACAACAAAGAGATTTGGTATGATGGGCAGCAGTGGTTTTTCATTCCAGCTGGTGCAGACCCTTATTCAAAGAAAACGCCACGTGACTATTTTGGAAGGGTGTTCATTTTAAACACTGAATACAAGTACAAATCTGCGCAGTTTCCGAACATAAACCGTTTAATCATGGAAGAATTCGTACTTCTGAACAGTGCTGATTACCTTCCATTTGAATTTGAATTGTTTATGTCATTGGTCAGCACAATCAATCGCGACAGAACTGATATGACAGTGTGGTTGATTGGCAACACGTTGAATAAAGCAAACCCTTATTTTGAAGGTTTAGGCATAAACATTGATAAACTACATATATATCCAAACCAGCTGCGCATTTTGCGCAATAGGCGTGGCGTGAAATATGCTGTTGAATATGCTGAAATGTCGTATGAAGAAGAAGCAGAAATCCCTGACATATTAAAAATCGACGGGAATGAAATTGCCTTTGAAGGTGATTTTATTACAGATTCAAACGTATATGATGCAGCTACAATGAAATCATTTCTGCGCAAAGCATCCCCCACTTATTGCGCCACGCTGGTTTATAAGAATAATGAAATATATTTGTATAAGGTCAGGCTTACACAGAATCAGATTGGCTTTGCTGCGACACGACAGCAATTATTCGCAGCACCTTCAATGCCTGTTCTTGTCAGGCTGGACAACAGACTGATTGACATTGACAAGCGTTTTGGCGCAACAGTCGCATATTTAAAGGACATTGGTTTTGATGTCAGGTTATGTGTGTTCGATGACGAACAAATCAAATACGCTGTTCGTCAGGCACTGCGCACATATTGACAAATAAATGTTACATACTTATATTAATTGGTGCGCAGATGTGTCCAGTGTGCTTTCCACATTAATTTGTGACTGGACATTATGGGATTGTGGCACACCCTCTGCGCACCAAAATTAAATATAAGGTGGTGCTTCATATGGACATAAAACTGATTTCAGATTTTATCACAACTGTTGGTTTTCCCATTGCTGTTGTCATTTGGCTGTTCTATTATCAGCGCACTGTTCTGGATGAATTTAGAAAACAGATGAATGAAAATACACAAGTGATGCAAGCCCTAGTCAGGGAAATTCAGGAACACTTCCATGGAAAGGATGACACAAAATGACCAAAGAGGATTTTATCAAACTTTACACTGCAGACCCAAATTCAGATGATGTGATGACTGAAATAAACAGACTGTATGACGCAGAAACCACACTGACAGCAGATTTTGCTGCAGCTGACGCTGAACGCAACCAGCTGCGCACAGACCTTGACACAGCCAATAAACGTTACCGCGAAAGGTTTTTATCTGGCGAACCTGCGCCAGATGAAGATAAACAAAAGGGTGGTTCTAAACCCTCTTTTGATTCTCTCTTTAAAGACAAGTAAGAAAGGATGAATGAACATGGCGAAAATCTTTGACGCGACCACTAGCGCAGTTATCAACGCAATTGCGCCTGCGCTGTCTGAACGTATCCCTACTGCTACTGCTGAAAACCTGCAGGATATTGGGCAGTATATCCTGAACAACAAAGCCCTTGCGAACCAGTTTCTGAATGTGCTGGTTAATCGCATTGCGCGTGTGGTTATTACAAGCAGGCTTTATGAGAACCCGCTTGCGGTGTTCAAGAAAGGCACAGAGCGTTATGGTGACATCATTGAAGAAGTATATGTCAACATCGCAAACGCCCACGAATACAACCCGCAGATTGCTGAAAATGAAGTTTATAAAAGGGTAATTCCTGATGTGGGCGCAGTGTTCCACAAGACGAACAGCCAGCTGTTCTATAAAGCGACTATTCAGGAAGACAGCCTTGAAAAGGCATTTGTGTCTGAACAGGGTATGCGTACCCTGATTGCTGGCATTGTTGACAGCCTTTACAGTGGCGCAAACTATGATGAATTCGTCAGCATGAAAAACATTTTCGCAGAATCTGCTGATGAAATGTATTACATCAAGACTGATGCGCCAACTGTTGACAACATCCACAATATTGTTACAAACATCAAGTCAGCGTCTAACCTGATGGAATTTATGTCCAATCAGTATAATGCAGCTGGCGTGATGAATTACACGCCCAAGGATAAGCAGGTGCTGCTGCTGCGTGCTGATGTCGATGCAATCATGGATGTAAATGTCTTGGCTGCTGCCTTCAATATGTCAAAGGCAGAATTCCTTGGTCGCAAGGTTCTTGTTGATAACTTTGGCGCAGAAAATCCTGATGTATACGCTGTTCTGTGCGATGACGAGTTCCTGATGGTAGTCAATACGCTGGACAAATTCACAGAGCAGTACAACAGCGAAGGGCTTTATTGGAACTACTTCTGGCACGTATGGCGGGTTTACAGTCGCAGCCCCTTCAGCAACTGCATCTGCTTCAGCTATGGTGACATCACGCCTGCAACGGCTGTAACCATCACAAACACTTCTGGCACGTATGCCAAGGGCACGAACCTGCAGATGACTGCAAGTGTTGCGCCTGCGACTGCCACGAATAAGAACGTGCGCTGGACGCTGGAAGGTGCGAACAATGACACGTATATCAGCGCAACTGGTATGGTACACCTTGGAGCAGCGCAGTCTGGCACGCTGACCATTAAGGCAACGCTTGTCAACAATCCTGAAATCAATGACACCTGCACTTGGAATCCCAACACAGGCGCACTGACTGTCTAAAAGCAGTGACACAATAAAAGATGGGTGGAAAATTTAATATTTTCCACCCATCTTTATTAGGTGGTGAAAATATGTTTAAAGGCACTGAATTCAATAGAATGATTGGTCAGGAAGTCAAAGACAACCAGACAGGCATTGAAAGTACCTTTAGAAAATGGTACTGGGATTTACAACAGCTTTATAGCAGCATCTTCATTTATTCTGGTATGCCTTTGATTGTCGATATGGCGCAGGTTGAACAGTGGTTGATGTATCGTGGCAGCGTCTGCTTTTTCGTGGATGAAGTCATCGGCCCTTTGATTTTGCCCTATGTGGTGCAAGGCAGGCTGAATCAGTATGGCAACCCCACGACAATCAGAGCATATGGGCTGAATGGTTATCAATGCGTGTTGAACCCCGACCAATATGTCATTATTTATGACAACTGCCTGAAGGTCAGCAATCTGGATGCGCTGCGCCAATACGCAGTTAAGCTGGCACGCTGTGACAATACCATTGATGTAAACATTGAAGCACAGAAAACGCCAATTCTTCTGACTGCGCCCACTGAAGCGCAGCTGCAGTCACTGAAGCTGGCATATCGAAAGATGCGCACAGGTCAACCCGTTATTGCGCAAATTGGTGATACTGTTACTTCTGGCATTAATTCAGTTTCTACAGATGCGCCTGTTGTTTTCAATGCTCTGCAGGAATACAAGCAGAATCTGCTGTCAGAAGTCCTTACATTTTGCGGTGTTCCGAACAGAGGAGACCCCAAACGCGAACGGATGATTGTTTCTGAAATCAGCGCAATCAATGGTCACGTGGTTCATGAACGGACAAACAGACTGCTGACAAGGAAACGCGCCATTGATGAAATCAACCTGAAGTTTGCTGAATTTAATATCATGCTGGATGTTGATTTTGCTGCAGTCGATTATAACATCGGTTTGAATGATAACTATGTAGCAACGCCTGAAGGTGGTGGGATAAGTGGCAATGCCTGAAAATCTGTGGCGTGATACTGAATACACGCTGTACCACATAGGCGCAGTTGACCCACAGAATAAACATCTGTGGGGTTTCCAGACTGCTGCGCAGCGTGACGCATTCCTGTCATCCAAAGTCCTGCAGGTGATTAAAGGGTGTAAATACTGGAAACAGGGTGACACGATCAGGGTAAATTGCAGCAACGGGACTGGTTATAGTTTTGAAAACAGTTATATTGCAGATTATGTGAAGATAGTGAACAGACCACGCACACCACATCAAAAAACATTTTATTGTTTCATCGTAGACAGGAAATATAAGAACATCAACTGCACTGAACTTCAATTGCAGATTGACTGGGTGCAAACCTATTATTTCAACGCTGACAGCACGCCATTCTGGGCTGTTGGTGGTTATGGCGTAGCAACAACTGACCTGTCTGTGCTGCCTTT